ATCGTTGCAGGTCGTGCAGACTACCTGTATTATGGTGATTTCTCTGACGGACGTGCAGCACTGGAAACAGCATAAGCCTTAAAAGGGGCGGGCCGGGTTCAAGTCCCGGCTATGCTCATAAATTGTAAAAAATGAAAATAGCTAAAATAAAGTTCAGCGATTCGGGTAAAGTCTTTGAGAAAGGCCAGGTGGTAAATCTGCCGGAAGAAAGATTGAGTAAGATTGCTCACCTTTTGGAAGATTCGCCTTCTGAAAAAATAGCGATAAAACCTGAAGCTGAAAAGGTTGAAATGCCAACGATAAGTACCGAAAAAGTAAAACGCAAAAAGAAAGATGGCAAATAATTTAATCATATCCGTTCAGGACAAAACAGCCGGGGCGATAACAGAGCCTGTAACTGCTCAGGAAGTAAAGGATTACTTACGTCTTGAAGGTTTTACCGCAGTTGGAGGCACTGAGCTTGCTTATACGGATGATGATACTTTGATTGGCATAATCATTAAGGCCGTCAGGGAAAAGTTTGAAAAGATATGCGGATTGACTTTAACGGCTACCCGGACAAAAGAAGCTGTTATAACAAACCAGTGCGGAATGATTGAGTTACCGCATGGACCTGTACTTGAAATAACAGCGGCTTTGGATGAGGATGGCAATGATATTGAAAGCGAATGTGTACTTGTGGGTAATATGTGGAAGCACCTGAAAGAGCCTTTGTACGATAACATGACAATAACGTACACGGCAGGCTATGGGACAACCGGACTTGAGTTGCTCCCTTCGGAAATTAAACTGGATATGCTGCGGGCCTGCGCTTATTACTATATGCACAGGGGGGATGACCCGGCGGTACAGACTTTTATAAACACTTTGGCGAATAAATATACTCGTAACGTATGGTTGGCATGATGAAACCCATAAGACTTATTCAAAGAACATCTGCACAGGATGCGGATGGGCGATGGGTGGAAAGCACAACCAACTCGTATAATATTTACGCTGAGTTGCAGAAAACAGGAAGCGGGAGGAGTGTGAATAACGGGCAGACAAGTTTAACGGGAACTATTCAGTTTAAGGTGTTCTTTAAAGATGATTTTGATATTTCAGGCGACTGGAAATTGGTTTGGGCAGGCAGGCAGTACACTATCCAGGGTATTGACAGGGTTGATGAAAGACGTTTTAATTGGTTAATAACAGCAACAGCAAGTGGTAAAAGTTAATTTGATAGGATTTAAAGAGTTTGAGGACAAGCTAAAGTCTGCTCCGGCGAAACTTGTGAATGAAGTTTCGCATGAAGTAATTGATGCCGGAAATGAATTTTCAAGATTGGCTAAGAGAGATGCGCCGGTTGATTTGGGACAGTTAAGAGGTGGGATAAGTTCTGTTCCTGTTGCGAAATTGACTGTTGACGTTGTGAGCGCCGCAAAGCATAGTCCTTACATTGAGTGGGGAACGATAACAAAAGTAAAGGTGCCTGGGGAGTTACAGGAATATGCGATACAGTTCAAAGGAAAAGGAATAAGAAAGAACGGCGGGATATTACCGAGGCCGTTTTTCTTTAAGCAGATGCCGATTGTAAGAAAAAAATTCATGGAACGTATTCAAAAGGTTCTTAGTTCAATATGAGAAACGTAACAAAGAAGTTGGTGAATAGTTATTGGGAATTACTGAATGGCTCTTTATCCGTTCCGGTTTATATTGAATCCGTACCTGAAAGCGAAACGGGTAACTATGTTCTTTTAAGAGTGGAAGGCGAAACAAATGTGGATGAAAACGCAAAGACCTGGATAAAAGAGATTGTGGTAATACTTGATATAGTAACTGTTTTTGATAACATGATTGATACAAGTGTGGTGGATGATATTGATGCGGAAATTGGTGTTTTACTTGCAGCCACTCCGTACAGCGGTCATAATCTGGCTGCACAAACGGGGATGCAGATAAACAGGGTGACGGATGAAACAAGTGAATATTTACAAGAGGATGATGGGACGTACAAGTATTACCGGAAGATAACGAGGTATAATAATTTGATAACAGTTCAAAATTAATTACTCACTATAAAACAAAAACAAAATGGCAGACCCTAATTTAGTACTTGGTTCCAGTCTAATCTGGGACTATTCAACCGACAGCGGCGCTACATGGAAAACCGTAGTTTGTCAGAAAAATGCAACGTGGAGCAGTTCACGAAACATTTCAACTGACGAAACAAACTGCGGAACGTTTAAAGCCGCCGGCCCAACAAACGACAGCCTTAATTTTTCCGGCCTTGTTGATACTGCACCTGATGCAGCAGAAGGAAGCTGGACAGAGTTACAGACATTGTACCGGGCAAACACAAAGTTTACAAGCAAGTTTTATGTAGGTAGTGAACCCTGGCTTTCTGCTGAAGGCTATCTTACAAAACTTGACTTGGTAAATGAAGGCCCATCTGCAAACGTTAGCTTCAATGCCACGTTTGAAGTTACCGGCACAGTTGACATAACCCCGTAAACCATTTATATGAATAACGGATACATACAAATCAATCTCAATGGAGATATGATAGGGCTGAAGTTTGCCCTTCCAGCAATAAGAATGTGGGGTGAAGCCATGATAGGGAAAGCAGATTTTTACACCGTGTCAGATAACAGCGATCCAGCCAATCCGAAAATATCGGTAACGATTGAGGGGCTTGCAAAGTTTATTGAGTGCGGTTATATCAATAACTGCATGATAAAAGAAACAGAGCCGCTTTTCAAGTATGAGCATTTTTATGAGTGGGTGGAAAAGAGTATAACAGACCCGGAAGTGGCAAAGCAGATTGAAGAAGTCATGCGGTGCTACCAGGATAGTATTTACTTCGTTGAAGCTACAAAGGCCAACGGCGAAGTAAAAGGTGAGGAAGAAAAAAAAAGTTTGATTGGAACGACATAGAGGGAGTTCTTTTATATGAACTGAAATACAGGCGCAGTGAAATAAATTCCTTGCTGATGCGGGATTTATATTTGATATTTCACGGCAGGGGAAATAAGTTCATAGCAGATCAAAAGTTACTAAGGAACGCAACGGCAATAATATCTGACGTAACCAATCAAACAATGGGAGGCAAAGGAGCAAGGGAAGCGGTGTTTCAGATGTGGCCTTTACCCGGGGATAAAGACGAAAACGGAGGCCGGGAAATGACAAGGGAAGAAAGGAGGGCTTTAATAAAGCGGCATCATAAAATTTTAGAAGCTAAAAAGAAGCAAGATGGCAGAAATGAAGATACAGATAGGGGCTGATGTGCAGCAGGCGGTTTCCGGGCTGAACCAGGTTGCGGTATCTGCCAATAAAACTACCGGGGCGCTGGCAAAACTTCCCACAACTTCAAACCAGGCCACAAACGCATTATCTAATCTAAGCCGGGTAGCTCAGGATGCTCCATACGGGTTTATTGGTATAGCGAACAACTTAAACCCATTACTTGAATCTTTTCAGCGGTTAAAAGTGAGTACTGGTTCAACGGGAGGGGCTTTAAAGGCTTTAGGTAAAGAATTAACCGGGGCTGGAGGTTTAGGCCTTGCCTTGGGTATTGTTTCCTCTTTGGCTGTTGTTTTCGGTGATAAACTATTTGGAGCAGGGGCAAAAGCGGAGGCAGCTAAAAAGAAAACTGATGAGTTAAAGCAATCTATTGATGGCGTTTTTTCGTCAATGGCAAAAGAGGCAACTCAGGCCGGGGCTTTTGTTACAATACTCAGGAACGAAACAGAAACAAGGGAAAGGAAACTTGCTGCAATAAAAGAACTGCAAAGAATACAGCCGGAAATATTTAAAGGGTTGAAGTTAGAGGGTGATGCGGTTGTCGGCCTTGATTCAGCATATCAAAATTATTTATCAAACCTTCGCAATGTAATAGCGGCAAAAATAATTCAGGCCAAACTTGAACAAAAGATTGAGGAGCTTTTGAGGCTTCAGGGCGTTGCTTTATCAGCGAGTGAAAAAAGTGCAGTAGAGTTCTTTAAAAATATTAAAAAGCAAAGGTTAGATGCGGCAAATGAGTTATCCGGTGAGGATGCAGCAAAACTTGAACTTCAGTTTAAATTAAGTGATGAAAAAAACGCAGCAAAGGAAAAGCAGCTACAGAACGATATACAAAGCCTGTTTAAAAATCTTGGGGAGTTTAGTAAGAACATTGAGTTAAAAACTCCTGTTGATAAACTTAAAATCAATCCCAAAAAGATTGAGATTGAAAAAAGACCCGGTTTGGGTTCTGTAAATTTGGAGCTACCTACTGCTTTTGATACGCCTGAAATTTCCAAACTTCAGAAGCAAATAAATGAAAGGGCAAAGGAAATAGGCGTAACAATACCGATAGGAATTGATTTATCAAAACCGGGTAAAGGATTTCAGAATTTACAGGATTCAGCACAACAGCCATTTATACAGATACAGCAAAGAATGAAGGCTTTAGCCGGAGTTGTATCTGACACTCTTACCCCTGTTTTCCAGTCATTCTTTACCACAATAAGTCAGGGAGGTAATGCTTTTAAAGCCTTTGCTCAAGCAGCAGGGCAGGCACTTATTGGGCTGATTTCAAAACTTGCGACTACAGCTTTACTTGCTGCAATATTAGGGCCTTTGCTTGGTGCCGGCACGGCAATAGGCGCCAGTACTTCAAAATTCGGTGATGTGTTTAAATTCCTATCCGGATTCGGTGGATTCCGTGCAGGCGGTGGTCCGGTGTCCGGTGGCCGTTCATATATCGTAGGCGAAAGAGGCCCGGAGGTTTTTATGCCGTCAAGCTCAGGGAATATTATTCCAAACGGAGCTGGAAGGGTAGGAATGGGTAATATGGCCGGGTTACTCGGACAGGTAGAGTTCAGAATTTCAGGAAATAATCTTGTCGGTGTTTTAAGCGCCGCAAACAGAAGTCAAAGAAGATTAGCATAATGCCAAACGCAAGAATATACAGAGGGACTTGGTTAATGATGGATGATACAACGTCCGTCCAAGTGGATATACACGATAAATCTGTATATGTTTTCCCGGGGGATGATCCTGAAATAATCCCGTTTCAAACTGGCGGAAATCCTTTAGTTGTTTCAGTTATTGACAATGACAGAAAAAAACTTACACCGATAAGGGCAAAGCAGGCGAAGATTGAAATAATGACGGAAAACGGGATAGATATAACAACGTTTTCCAGCGGTCCGGATAATCGTTTTTATGTAGAAATAACCACCGGAGCAAATTGTATCTTTAAGGGATTCCTTATTGCCGCTGACTTATCGCAGACGTTTTTACCACATCAGCAGACTTTGGTATTAACTGCTGCCGATGGATTAGGGTTACTCCGTGATGTTCCTTTAACTGATTTTGACGGCGATAATCCGGTGGGAAAAAACAAGATTATAAAATACATTGCATGGGCTTTAAGCAAAACCGGAAATGATACAAGTTTTATAAAAGCCGCAAATAATATCCGGCATGGTTCGGGCAAGCTGACAAACCAGGCTTTATTTTCCGTAGCAGGGCAGTACATAGTAACATCAGGGCTTCACACAGATTTTTTCTATGTAGGCCAGGAAATAACGGTAACAAACTCGGTAAGCAATAACGGTACATATAGAGTTACAGCGGTTGATAATTCAGGTGTAGTAACTACTGTTTATATTGATACCACAATTACAACAGGTGAACATACTTTAGGGGTTGTATTTACCGATACAAGCAGCGCACATTTTTATGAAACCTGTTATTTGGATGCAAAGACATTTGAAAAAGAGATAGGCGAAAGTATAGACTGCCGTGAAGTACTGGAAATAATACTTGGTAACGATTGTTTTCTCACTCAATACTTGGGCGATTGGTATATTATGAGAATAGATGAGTATGATGAAAACCTGTTTGACTTTGCCACTTTTGAGAATGACGGTACTTTTGATTCGTTTAACGAAGATTATGACCTTAGTAAGTCAATAGGTTCAACTGAAGATTTGCGCTTTGTAAACGCTGATTGTAGTGTAGAAAGAGAAAGGGCTTTAGGATTTGCAAAACTCTCATATAACTATAATTCGCCCTTAGAAAACCCTTGCAATATTGATTTCAGTCGTGGAGATTTAACGGCCACAATTTCAGCCACAGAAAAAAGATATGAGCTGGACTGCTGGACTTTAAGGGCTGGATTCCCCGGCGGGTATATCAGCGCCGGCGGTACTACTGTTTACCTGAAAAGAATATTTAATGATCTTAGTTACGAAACAGAAAGATATATTGTTTTAACTCCGAGAACTGTACACGAAAGCGGAAGCGCAGAGCCTACCTATATTGAAAGCGAAGGAATACCGGTTCATGAGAAAGATAAATTTTCCGCTTCTATTCAGTTCAGATTGCCGACTAATATATCAACCGGCGGAGGGAATTTCAGATTATTCAGATTTATTCTTGCCGGCGATGACGGCAGTTATTGGATATTAGGAAGGCCGTCCGACACTTCCGGCAGTGATGATACACAAACCTGGTACGATACCGCAGGCTGGACATTAAACACTGGACGTGGAAAAACTACAATAGATTTTGATACGGTAACCGAAACGGACTGGCAGACTATTTCATGGGATGCACCGCCGATTCCGGTGGATGGTACGCTTTACATTTGGATAAACCAGTTCAACCAGTTAGCCGGATCGGATGACGATAAAGATATTTACTACTCCGATTTACAATTTGATTACATCCCATACATAAATGGTTCTTATCAAAAGTACAGCGGACAATATCAGAAAGTAACCAGAACAGAACCCGGTTATTTGAACAAAGTTGACGAAGAGGTGTTTATGAGTGATTCGCCGAAAAAGATATTCAAAGGTGCTATGTTCCTTCTGATAAACGGTGCTTATGTTTTGACAAACAGATTTTACACTTTCAATGTATTTGGTGAGAATTACCCCGGCGACGGTTATTGCCATCCATACGGCGAAACACAGATACGTTCTGTTTACAATCAGGGGATTTATGAGAATTGGGTGTTTACGGGTAATGTTTTGGGCTTGACTGAAACGTTCCCGGATATTGTGCATAAATATTCATTAACAGATGCACACCCGGCCACAAGTGATAAGTATTTTGTGATGGTAAGCATGGAACAAGACTGGAAATTTGGGATAATGAATTGCGTTTTTGTGGAAGTGTATGATCGGGTAAGGATGAAATCTTATTCAGAAGAAAGAGAGTTTAAATACATAACAAATGGATAAACTAATAAAAGGCGAGAATTTACGGGCTCAATTAAAAATTGATGATGAATACTTTGACATCTTTTGTGCAAAGAGTGTAGAGTTTGCTATTGAGCAAGATGAGTTAGAGGTAACTTCAATCAACTCCGGGTCCAGCCGTGAGTATTTACCTGGAATGATGAACGCAACATTATCCACTTCGGGAGTTTCAACTATTGACAATACGGAAGGAAAGATAGCCATAACTTATCTGATGCAACAGAGTATCAGGAGGCAGTTGCAGGATTGGCGGGTTTACTTTGAAGCGGATGATGGTGATACTTTGGAAGCGACTTTTCAAGGAATGATAAGAACTCCAAGTATTAGCCGGGATGGGTTTGGGTATAATCAGAGTTCATTGGTGGTAAGGGTTTCCGGTGATATTGATTTTAACGAAATAGTCCCGCCTCCGTCAACAGAGTTTGATTTACTTTCAGATTACTGGCAGACGGTAAATGGGCAGAATTATATCAGCGGTGCCAGTGCGGTACATGGTTATACTTTGGCGGCAACGGATGAACCTTTGGAAGTAGATGTTGAGGGGGTTGGTTTTGTTTTGGTAACATCAACACCGACAGACGGCAGGGCTGAATGTAAATTCGGAACTTCGCCGGTAAGGATAACTTTCCCTTCCGACAAGATATTTGACGGAACCGAAAGGGTGTTTGTATTATTTAAACGACCGATATGACGGTAGTCAGTGAAACATATTTGTTAGAGCCGGGTGCGGCTCCGGTTATATTCAATCCTGCATTTGCTTATGTAACAATATTGAGAGTGAGAAGGGAGGGGATCGGATATAACAATACCGGAGGCGGCACACCAGGCAACCGGGAGTTTGTTCATACAATACCTTCGCCGTATATCGTATTTCAGAATCCGGCAGAGGGTTTACCTGGTACGGATGTAGGCACGGAACGAGTAACAGTAATTTATAAAACTTAAATATGAAACGGATACTTTTCTTTTTGCTTTTGGTGATTAATCTTTCAGCCTTTGGTCAGGTGCCTTCAGGATATACTCAGGCGGGGTGGAGGTATAAGGTAAAGGCTTTCATTTTTGATTCATCGCTGCACGTGCCATTGTACAACGGGGCACCCGTTGGCGTAAGGGGTGGAGCGTGGAGCAAAGGCGGGATGGTGGGCGTTGATACTACTAACAATAAGCTCTACTTCTACTCTGGCGGCTCTTGGCGTGAGGCAGGCAGTTCTGGCTGGTCGCTGACAGGAAATGCCGGGACCAACACATCCACAAACTTCATCGGGACGACCGATGCGCAGCCGTTGATGTTCCGGTACAACAATCTAAATGCAGGGAGTATAGGGAAGAGTAGTGGGGGTACATATTTAGGTATTGGAGCAGGCGAGAATGACAATGCGGAGAATGAACCAAATGTAGGGGTCGGCTATTATGCACTCTATTACAACACCACAGGGAGTGCTAATTCAGCCGTAGGGGCTTCTGCACTTGCCAGCAACACCACAGGGAGTGGCAATTCAGCAGTAGGGGTTGATGCACTCTATAACAACACAACAGGGTATAATAATTCAGCAGTAGGGGCTTCAGCTGGCAATAACGCAAAGCAAAAGCCAGATGCCAAATACCAGACCCTCTTAGGTTCTAGCACATACGGCACAAGGGATAGCATAACAGTATTGGGTGCGAGTTTTATAAAGGAGACGATAGTACGTGGCAAGTTAATTGACAGCACCCTATCAGCAGGTGCAGGCACAAAGGCGGTACGGTGGAATAGCAGCACAGGGGAGTTTACCTATGCCGATACAACGGTAGGTGGTGGGGGCGGCGGCCTCACCATTGGCACTACAACCATTGCAAACTCGGCCACCGGCTCTATACTATACGATAGTAGCGGCATACTAAGTCGCAATGCAGATTTGTATTGGGACGTATCAAACAAGAGGTTAGGCATAGGCACATCAACACCTACAGCTCTTACTCATTTAATTTCCACAACCGAACAATTAAGAATAGGATATGAT